TGATGCTATTAATAAAGCTATCAACCATTTTGAAAAGTTCTTACTTATTGCTCAGTTAATGAGATAATCTTATACAAACCAAGTGATTATTGAATATCGTACACCTTTAGTAACATTAAGTATTTCATGTGGATACATAAAGTTACTTGGGAACATAATAACTGAACCCTTTTTTAGTTTAAATTTTAACTCACCAGAGAAGAACCCAAACTCTCCTCCTTCATAATCATCATTCAACATAAATGAACAACTGACTGCCCGTGGGTGTCTTTTAAAACTATCAGTATGTTGTATATAATATTGCCCTTCAGTATACCTTAGTAAATCATACCCACTATCCTCTATAATTCTTGCTTCTGGGAATACCTGATTATATCGTTTAATTGCATCATTAGCACACTCAAACAATTCTTTATCTAACAAACTTCTCATTTCAGGATTTCTAGCAATTACAGCAGGCTGAGATGTACCTATAGCATCACAATTTCTAATACTTTTATCTACCGATCCATTACCAACATATGTAGGTGTCCAATCATCACACTTTGCATACTCATTTAAAAATTTGTCACAAAGTTCTGTTGGTACAACATTGTCAAATACTTTTATATAATCTTCTAAGTTTCTACTATACTTTCTAACAGGAACTATTTCTTTTTCTATGTTGCTATTATTCTTAGGTTCAATTTTGTCATTTGATGATAAAATTTTATTATCATTCTTTTTGTCAAAGTAGCAGTTGTTGTTTGGTCCTCGACTTCTTACATAATGCAAGAAAACTTGAACATATTCTCTACCTTGATATCTTTCACGCCAGTGATCGCCCTCACAGCCTAGATACAACATAGCATCACCTGTATTTAAATCAAGCGATATTTCTTCTCCGTCTGGTTTTTGTATGTAGATAGGCCAATCACAATCACCTGCTAAGTGTAAAGTTACACTTATTTCACATTCTTCTCTATCTCTGTGTCTGGCTAAAATACTTCCTTCTTTATAAACTCTAGCATACGAGTATGTAGGTAAAACATTTTCACCCAAAAACTTTCCAACTTCTGAGTTTTTTTCAATCAACAATTCTAAAAAATCAACATAGTTGTATGCTGAATGACTATTCGCAGCCTGACTGTCACCTTGTAAATCATTTTGTTTACAAAAATTTATAAAACCTTTTGCTAACTCACTAGCCCGTTCAGGTGTTATAAAGTTCTCAATGTAAACATAATTGTTTTCTTTAATAGAATCGTGCATTAGAATACCTGAGGTGGATTAAGGTTGTATGCTATTTCCCATTGTTCTATGCACTTAATAGCCCAATCGGGTAATTCTGTGATATCTAGTACTGGAATAATATTTTGAACATATTCTATATTTCCTTTGCCATCTAACCATTGTAGTGCATGTACATTTTCTGGTATCCCGCACATAGACAAATCCATTTCTATAAAAACACCGTCATCCAAATATACCGCTCCGTCACTTGGAATAATAGTAACTCTATTACTTTGAATCATCCACTTCTCCGTTTTCTAAGAAAGTTGTACTTAAATCTTCTAATTGATTTGTTGCCGCCGCAATGAACAATTTTTGTGATACTTCATTTGATTTCACCATTTCATTTCTAAAACTTTCAACTGCGGCGCCTGTCTGCCTCTGCATTCCAGAGTTTTCAATTAACAACATGGGTAATAATGAAACAGTACAATTCCATTCATCAACACGATTACCAGTGTTAATGTCATATCCTTCTACTTTTGTAAACCAAGCACAATCTAATCCTATGCATTCTTTTTTAAGAAGTGGACAAATATTTTTTCTTTTTAATTCCATATCTAATACCCCTTGATTGAGTATTTAATATTATACTTTGCTTGCCAAAATAAAATCAACATACCTTACAGCAAACAACCCAGGTCCACCCGTAACAGGAACAGCACTACCTGAAATAGAATGACTGTGTGGTCCTGGATCAGTATTGGGTCCAAACGCAGTCGGAGCCGCCGCCTGAGCAGTATTTACACCAGCACCTGATGGTTTCATTGCATGTGGTCCTGGTGTATGAACATACATAGATACTGAATGATTATGTGTTGGTAAATCTGCGGCGTCAGAACTTGTACTACCGGACATTGAACCAGATCCAGTAAACGTGGCATCAACCATACCAGTACTAAAATTCACACTATTGTTTATTGTAGTGCTTCCCGATCCACTTACAACTCTTAATGTATAATCAGTATTGGTTGTTTGCTTTGTCCAACCAGTAGGAGCACTAGTTTGTTGAAAAAATGTTAGTGTACCTGTTACAAATGCTGCCATATTAGTTTCTCTGTGCTATAATCATATCAACATAGTTTATACTAAAATCAGCACCTGGACCAGCAGTTAAAGCACTTGGACTTGAAAATGGTCCAGGAACTGATATAGTATGATTATGTGCAACACCGCCGCCTGCTGAGGTTGTTGTAGGAGGAAATGCACCACCGACACCGATGGCTGCTGGCCAAGAAGGAGAAGGGCTTAAAGGATCGTATGCAATTGTTGGAGCAGGAGCAAGTGTAAATCCCGGATGTGCATGAGAAACTGCTCCGGCATTTGCCGGATTAACAACAACACCTGATACTGCTCCCATAGTACCTCCTGCAGTGGGTGCTTGGTTGGCAAACACAGTTGTAAAATTTCTTGTTCCGCCTGTACTAGCAGTAGAACTAGTTATCCTTATGGCATAATCATTGTAGGAGGTTATTTTAGTCCAACCGGTAGGAGCACTGGTTTGTTGAAATTTACAAATACTTGCGCTAGGTATTGATGTTGCCATATCTTATGTATACTTTGCTAAAATTACATCCATATATTTAATAGAAAAATTATATGGACTTGAGATACTTACAGTTCCTGACGCAGTATGTGAGTGTCCTGCACCTGCGGCTACGCTAGGATTCCAAGTACTACCGTTTGTGGGGTTTAATGTAACAAACATCACCGTTGTAGGAGTTGTTCCACCTCTAGTAAGTGATTGTGGAGGAACAGGTTGAATAGTGACAGGATGTGCATGTGGTGCCATTTCTGTTACAGAAGTTGTGTGTGATGCTACTGTCAACGGAACTGATACTGGATTGTAAATATTATTATTCGTAAACACACTAGACATACTTTTTGTTCCACCGCTAGATGGTACACCACTCACAACACGCATTGTATAATCATTGTATGTAGTTTGTTTTGTCCAACCTGTTGGTGCACTTGCTTGTGCAAAAGCCATTATTGAATTCACGTATTCTGGTTCTTTGCCACTACTAGTAGACTTAGTAATGATACTGTTTAAACCAATAAATCCGCCGTTAATGTGATTGAGTCTTCCCATAATTTACTATTTATATTACTATATTATGCTACTGAAGAATTTGATCCCAAAACTTGCGCCCATGCACCACCGGTACGTATCAATGCAAATGAGAATATATCTACTGCATTTATTGTGCCTGTCGGGGCTACACCGCCTGGCCACTTGATAGTCTGTGCAACACCATCGATTTGTACAGCACTTGGTATATATGCAGTACCACCTTGTACAATAATAATAGTAACTACAATAGACCTATTATCTGTGGTTGATACGTTAGTAAAGTTAGCAGTAAAGCTGGCTGCTACACTAGTATGATAGAATGTAGCACCGGTACTCAAATCATGTGCAACAACTCCTGTTGCACCAGTCTTAGTATTCAATACTTCAGTAGATTGTGCGGCTGACATCCAACCACCAGAGAATGTAGCATTACCACTGACAGTTAATCCTGTTAACGTACCTAAACTAGTTACACTTGTTTGCGCCGCAGTAGTTAATGTACCAGTCAATAGTGTTGCACTTAAGTTACCAGTTGCCGCATTAAATGATAAACTAGCATTAGCACCTAGTGCATAGTTAGCACTACTACTACCACTAGTAAATACAGGATAGAATGTTCCAGTAGTTTGTGCTGTAACTGCACCATAATCACTTACGTTTGCATATGCAACGTTCAAATTAGTAACACGTGTCGTACTAGTAATTGCTAATGGAGCAGTACCGGTAGCAACTGTTGATATTAATTGACCAGTTACGTTTGCATTACCACCTGTGATGTTACCAGTAGCAGATAATATAGTTGCATTTAAGTTACCAGTAGCAACGTTAAATGATAAGTTAGCATTTGCCGCATGTGCATAATTGGCAGTAGCACTACCACTTGCAAATATTGGATAGAATGTTCCAGTGGTTTGTAATGTTACAGCACCGTAGTCACTAACGTTTGCATATGCAACGTTCAAATTAGCAACACGTGTTGTACTTGTAACAACAATAGGAGCAGTACTAGTCGCTACGGTTGAGATTAGTTGACCAGTTACGTTTGCATTACTACCCGTGATGTTACCTGTAGCAGATAATATAGTTGCATTTAAGTTACCGGTTGCCGCATTAAAGGACAAACTGCTATTTGCACCTAGTGCATAGTTAGAACTAGTACTACCGCTAGCAAACACAGGATAGAATGTACCAGTTGTTTGTGCAGTAACGTTTCCGTAATCACTTACGTTTGCATATGCAACATTCAAATTAGCAACACGTGTTGTGCTTGTAATTACCAATGGAGCAGTACCTGTAGCAACTGTCGATATTAATTGACTACTAACATTGGCACTTCCTGTTATTACAATACCAGTACTTGCTATGTTAGCGATAACTGAACTACCAACGACTGCTTGTATATTACCGCCGGATGTAGAAATATTAACATTACTAGTACCATTAGAAAGAGCAACCGCTTGGACACCTGTTAGTAAACTACCATTACCCTTGAAGTAATTACTACCTGCATCAATGTTACCTACTGCTGTAATATTACCAGTAGAGTATAGTATTGATGCACTTAGATTACCTGTTGCGACATTGAATGACAAATTACTATTTGCACCGTGTGCATAATTACCGGATGAACTAGAACTAACAAATACAGGATAGAATGTACCAGTTGTTTGTGCTGTGACTGCTCCGTAGTCACTAACGTTAGCATAAGCGACATTTAAGTTAGCAACACGTGTTGTACTTGTAACAACAAGAGGTGCAGTACTTGTAGCAACTGTTGATATTAGTTGACCTGTAACATTTGCATTACCTGCAACAATATTACCAGTACCAGTTACTGTACCTGAACCAAATCCTAAATTACCTACGTTAGCATTACCTGTTGCATTAAGTATAGTTGCAGATAAATTACCTGTAGCCGCATTAAATGACAATGATGAATTAGACGCAAGCGCATAATTACCGGAAGCACTACCACTTACGAATGCTGGATAGAACGTACCAGTTGTTTGTGTAGTTACTACACCATAATCACTAACGTTAGCATACGCCACACTTAGATTAGCAACACGTGTTGTACTAGTCACTGCTAAAGGTGCAGTTCCAGTTGCTTGTGTAGATATCAATTGACCTGTAACGTTTGCATTGCCTGCTACTAAATTACCAGTTCCGGTCACTGTGCCAGAACCAAAACCTAAATTACCTACGTTAGCATTACCTGAAATGTTTGCAGTACCTGTAATGTTTGCACCAGTGCTAGTAACTACTAATGAAGTGGTGCCGCCTGCTGTTAAGTTAATATTACCATTTAATGTTGGTATAGCAATATTACTTGTGCCGTTATTAATTGTTATGCCTGTTAGTAAACTACCATTACCTTTGAAGTAATTACTGCCTGCATCTATATTACCTACTGCTGTAATATTACCAGTGGAATATAGTATTGATGCACTTAGGTTACCGGTTGCGGCGTTGAATGATAGGTTCGCATTTGCACCAAGAGCATAGTTAGCACTAGAACTTCCGCTTGCAAATAATGGATAGAATGTTCCAGTAGTTTGTGCAGTTACAGCACCAAAATCACTTACGTTAGCATAAGCGACATTTAAGTTAGCAACACGTGTTGTACTTGTAACAACAAGTGGTGCAGTACCTACAGCCAGCGTAGAAATCAATTGACCAGTTACATTTGCATTACCTGCAACAATATTACCTGTACCAGTAACTGTACCGGATCCAAATCCTAAATTACCTACATTAGCATTGCTAGTAACATTTAATAATGTTGTGCCTAGATTACCGGTCGCTACGTTAAATGATAAACTACTATTTGCACCCAATGCATAGTTAGCAGTTGTACTACCACTTGCAAATAACGGATAGAATGTACCGGTAGTCTGTGCAGTAACTGCACTATAATCACTTACATTAGCACGTGATACATATAGATTAGGTACTACTGTTGTACTTGTTACTACAATAGGTGCAGTACCAGCAGCCAACGTTGAAATTAGTTGACCAGTAACATTAGCATTTCCACCTGAAATGTTACCTGTAGTTGTAATTGCATTAGAACCTGCGGCTATAATACCTATGATGTTGCCTGCAGTTACATTACCTGTCGTTATTAAGTTACCACTACCCAAATTAGCATATCCAGCGACATTAACACCTGTCTGAGTAATAGTCACTACACCTGCAGTACCGCCAACTCCTACTGTAATATTTCCACTCGCGGTAGCAATATCTACGTTACTTGTGCCGTTTGCTAGTTTCTTAGCACTATCTGCTATAACTCCGGTTAGTTGACTACCATTACCGATATAATAGTTAGCGTGAACATTACCATAATTGGTAACTGTTATCACACCAGATGCCTCTGTTACACTACTACCAAATATAAATTCTGCACCAGAGTTCTTCCAACCCATGAATGCATTAGTTGCGGCACCACCTGTATAATAATGTAGTAGAGTTCCTCTATCTTTACCATCATCAGATGTTAATGTTGCATTGTTTGTTCCGCCACCTTGCTCAATGATAGGATCTTTAACTGCAACAGTTGTTACGTTGACATATTCAGTTGTGCCACCAACTGTTAAGTTACCTGATATAATCAAATCAGTTAATGTACCAACGCTAGTAATATTAGGTTGTGATGAAGATGCTGTTGTTAGTACACCACTTAAATATGATGCACTTAATAGGTTACCACCTGTGATATTACCAGCACTTGTTAATACTATAGTTCCATTACCAAATGTACTATTGGCAGTGCTATTACCTACAACTAATGTAGTTAATGTTCCTACACTTGTAATTGATGGTTGAGCGGCTGTATATACAGTACCGGCTACTAATGCATTTGCTACTTGACCTGTAACGTTAGCACCATTGATTGCAGTTAAACTACTACCTGTTCCCGTAGTTTGTAGATAACTTGTTGCTACTACACCACCTAAATAATTTGCATTATTTGCATTCGGTGCCCATCCAGTTATATTAGCACCGGTTAGTGCAGATAAAGAACTACCGTTACCTAAGAAGTAGTTAGCAGTTACATTACCATTTGCAGTTATATTGGCTGCCCCACCTACACCTACAGTTACATTGCCTGTGATACCTACATCACCTGGATTACTATTGTATTTTGTAGTGATAGTAATTGTACCAGTGCTATCTTGTATATTTGCTGTCTTAATACCAGTAGCAGTAGCAATAATAAGACCACTTACTGTTAATCCAGTTAATGTACCAACACTGGTTATGTTTGATTGACTTGCGGTTGTTACACTACCTGCAAGATTAGCATTTCCATATAAAGTACCAATAAAGTAATTTGCTGTAGCGGCATTACCTAAGTTAGCATTACCGGCAGCAATATTACCTGTTGTAGTAATTGTATTAGATCCAAAACTAGCAAGGAATGTAGCAACATTGCTATTTCCATATACGGCAGGAGCACTAGCAAAGACTCCGTTACCATATAAGATATTACTTGCATTACCATCTTTGTTTATAGTAGCAATGTTACCTATACCGCTTACATTTGCTACTGCTACACTATTTGCTGTTGTTGCATATGCAACTGCTCCTGAGACATTAGCACCAGCGACTGCATTAGCAGTTGCCGCATAATTTACTTGTCCACTTACATTTGCTCCCGCTACTGCGTTTGCTGTTGTTGCATATGTTGCTAATCCAACAGCGCCTGAGACATTAGCACCTGCAACCGCATTAGCAGTTGTAGCATATGATACAGCACCTGAAACGTTTGCGCCGGCTACACTATTTGCCGTCGTTGCATATGCAACTGCTCCTGACACATTTGCACCTGCTACTGCATTTGCTGTTGTTGCATAAGTAGCAAGTCCTACTGCACCTGATACATTAGCACCTTGAATATTGCTTAAGTTATTACCACTACCTATGAAGTAATTAGCAGTTAGTGCATTACCTAAGTTAGCATTACCTGAAGTTAGGTTACCTGTTGTTATTAAATTACCACTACCCAAGTTAGCGTAACCTGCGATATTAACACCTGTCCCAGTAACAGTGACTATTGCGGCATTACCAGCAACGCCAACAGTAACATTACCACTTGAAGTAGCAATGTCTACATTACTTGTACCGTTTGCTAATTTTTTAGCAGTATCTGCTACTACACCTGTTAATTGACTACCATTACCAAAATAAACATTGGCACGTAAGTTACCGTATTCAGTCCAAGTTACAACTTCACCGGTTACAGATATATTACTACCAACTCCAAACTCTACATTAGAATCATCCCAACCCATGAATGCATTAACAGTTGATGATCCGCTATAATAATGTAATAATAATCCTCGATCCTTGTTATCATCAGATGTTAAAGATGCACCATTAGCACCTCCACCTAATTCAATCATTGGATCAACAATTCTAGTTACAGTTGAATTAATTGATGTTGTAGTTCCACCTACAACTAAATTACCGGTTATTGTTAAGTTAGCACCGGATATATCTCCAGTCACGCTTAGACTAGATAGTGTACCTACACTAGTTATATTTGGCTGTGCGCTAGTATAAACAGTGCCTGCGACTAATGCATTGGACACTTGACCTGACACATTTGCACCTGCTACTGCATTAGCAGTTGCGGCATAACTTACTTCACCTGATACATTTGCACCGGCTACACTATTGGCTGTTGTTGCATAACTAACTGCACCCGTAACATTTGCACCTACTATATTACTTAATGATCCGCCGTCTCCGCTTATTGGACCGCTCAATGCTATACCGCCACCGCTTGTGCTGATAGTTTGACCACCTAACTGAATAGTTGTACCACTTAACCATAAATCTTTGAATCTATGTGTGCTGTTACCTAAGTTATATATAACATCTGTTGATGGTGTAATATTACCGGCTACAGTTAAACTAGTCAATGTACCAACGCTAGTGATATTTGGTTGAGCGGCTGTGTATACAGTACCTGCTACTAATGCATTTGCTACTTGACCACTTACATTAGCACCAGCGACTGCATTCGCAGTTGTTGCATATGCGACTGCCCCAGTAACATTCGCACCAACCAATCCACTAAGTGAATGTCCGTTACCTATAATGTTACCAACAGTTACATCACCTGTAGTAGATATAGTATTTGAACCAAAACTAGCAAGTAATGTAGTAACATTACTATCTCCGTATGTTGTAGCAGTAGCAAACACACCGTTTCCGTATAACACGTTACTTGCATTGCCGTCTTTGTTTATTGTTGCAATATTACCGATACCGCTAACATTTCCTACTGCTACTGAGTTAGCAGTTGTTGCATATGCGACTGCGCCACTTACATTAGCACCAGCAACACTATTAGCAGTTGTTGCATAAGTAGCAAGTCCTACTGCACCGGAAACATTACTACCGGCTACACTATTTGCTGTCGTAGCATATGCTACTGCACCGGAAACATTACTACCGGCTACACTATTTGCTGTCGTAGCATATGCTACTGCACCGGAAACATTACTACCGGCTACACTATTAGCAGTTGTTGCATAACTAACTGCACCTGTTACATTAGCACCTGCTAATCCAGTTAGTGCTTGTCCATTACCGATAATATTACCAACACTTACATTACCTGTAGTAGTGATAGTGTTTGATCCATAACTTGCAAGGAATGTAGCAACATTGCTATTGCCATACGTTGATGTAGGGAGACTCGCAAATACACCATTGCCATAAAGAATATTACTTGCATTGCCGTCTTTGTTTATTGTTGCAATATTACCAATACCACTTACATTAGCAACTGCAACGCTATTAGCAGTTGTCGCATAACTAACTGCACCTGTTACATTAGCACCTGCTACAGCATATGCTGTATTTGCCACATTTGCATTTGGTACAAAACCAGTTACATTTGCACCTTGAATGTTGCTTAATAGGTTACCGCTACCACTGTGATAGTTAGCAATTACAATGTTACCTAAGTTTGCATTGTTAGCATTAATATTTCCAGTAACGTTTAAAACATTGGTTGTACGATTGAATGTAAAGTTAGCACTACCACCAAATGAACTTGCATTGTTAAATTGAACTTGCGTGTTACTACCACCTGGGTAAGTAGAACCACCCCCTCCTCCACCGCTGTGAGAATCAACATATTGTTTGGTAGCAAAATCTCCGGGATCAGTAGGATCTAAACCATTTTTAATCTGTGTTGGGATTGGAAAATTTAATATTGCCATCTTTTATGTCTTCGTATAAATTAATGTTGGTGTTGACGCATTTGTAAACCCATACACATTGTAAGTGTAACCTGAAATTGTTTGACTTGTGTAAGATACATCAGGATCAATACCTACTTGTGCACCTAAAAAGTCAAACACGAATGTATGTGATGTGCTAGTAGGAGTTGCTATCCATAAATAATCAGTTGGTGTTGAATTAGTAGTTGCTCCTTGACCGACACTAAATGCATATGGATTGTATGTATCACTAGTTGTAAAATTAGGATTAGCACTACTACTTGTAATCTTATGGAATAGAGGATAATAAGTTGTGGCTGCTGAAATAGTTCCACTTACTGTACTTGGTATCGTTCTAGTACCCGCACCGTATAATCCTGCTCCTCTATAATCAGATGATGAGATTGTATAACTTAATGTACTATCAAGTGATGGACTAGTCCCGCTAGTTGCACCACTTGATGTTAATGATCCGCTAGAACCTCCACTGTATGCTACATTACCGCTAGCAACAGTACCTGTCACACTCGCATTCCAACTGAAAGTTTGATTTAAACTCCAGAAAGGAACAGTACTGCTTGTGAAACTACCTGTCAATGCATTAACTGCGAATGGTATAGCCTGTATATTTGTTAGTGTAGTACCTGATGAAGTCTTTGCACCACGTGATGTAGTTAAGTTTACCGCTACTGTCACACTTGACTGTGTTTGATATGTTGAACTAAAATAACTGCTAGGGATAGTATAAGTACCACCTGTTCCTGTTATTCCTAATCCTGTTAAATTTGCACCTGTTACTGTTCCACTACCAATTGTAATTGTATCACTTGAGTGGACATCAAATGTTGCGTTACCTACTGATAATGTAATAGAGATATTTTGTGTATTAATTGTACCTGCGGCATAGTTTGAATATGCGTTCTTAGAACTAGCACCGCTTGCCCAGATATCGGTTACTGATAGTGTTAATGGACCAAGTTGTGATATAGTAAACACTCCTGCAGGGTAACTAGTATTTGCATAGTCTGATGTAATTGTTATTGAAGATCCTGCTGTTATTTCAGTTATATCTGATTTCACAAATGCCTGAACACTGGCTGGTGTTTTGTTTTTCCATTTACTAGAAGTAGAGTCATAAGACAATACTTGATTATTTGCGGCACTAGAAATAGTAACATCAGTCAATCCACTTAGTGTTGATGAACCACCGCCACCTGATCCTGTAACCCATGATAAATTACCTGTACCATCTGTGCTGATTACTTGCCCATTCGTTCCACCATTAATGTGTACATTGCCTATGTCTCCTAGTTGTGCTAGTCGAGTTACAGTTAAATTTGCTAATGTTAGTGAATCTGTAGAAAGAATAGTGGTAGCAAGGCTAAGGCGATTCCACACCCCGACTGCATCATCGTATTGATACGTAATTCCGTTTATTGTTGTTTGCTGTCCATTATAGGGCGAAGTGGGCCAACTCATGCATTTTCCTTAATACTTGAGTATTTATCTATAAAATTTGGATATGAAACCCGTAAAATAGTAGAAAAAAGTACTACAAAATTAAACTTGACGGTAAATGGAGTTGGCTATATAATACATTCATTATCTCAAAAAAGTCTGATTAAATATGAACATAGAAGTACTGTCAAGAA